GGGGAAGCTCTGCTAAATTCCCCATTGGCCAGTGTAATTTCACACAAGCCCCTCTGGTAACCAGAGCACGCGAAAATAAAACACGCGTGTAAACTGGCTTCCACTACACGGAACAGACGACCGTTCCGATGCCCGTTTTCCTTAAACCGGAGACGGGATTACGCCTACATATGACGGTAGTAGAGCACCTTTCCGGCAATAAAACCCGGTAAGGTTATACTCCAGCCACCATCATATGATACTCGACGTAACTTCGTACGCGATGTAAATCGCTCGGCGAACGGGGTAGGAGATGAAACTCCGGTTAGTGCACCCCTCATCAAAGCTATATTATAGCCTGCAAAACGCTTAGCCAAAGTATCCGGCACAGCGCTGTGCTCAAGCTCCACCCACTCCCAACACTGCAATTTCTTGCTGTATTTCGAGTAAGGTGAGGCCATGAACACATCCCAGGGAACCTCCAAGCATGAGTCCGCGTTACCCCCGTAAGGGCGTACGAACTTAAGTATAGGAGGTATGAGCGTCTGGAGAAATTCTACAGACTCACTGAAGATAGTATTCCAACTATCTTTCGACCTGGAAATATTGCAGAACTTGAAAATATTTTCGAGAGACTCGAAAGCATAATCAAGTATGATGGGACGAACGTCCTCGCCTTCCCAATAATCTGCTCCACACGACTCCCGAAAAGGCCCTTTTGCAAAGGTCTTCTTTGGGTTCACCTTGAACCCACACACTTTCAGCAGTGAAAGTAAATGGGGAAACGCAGCCTTACGTATAATTATATCATCACCATACACCCTAAAATCGGGTTTCAGGTGAAGTTTACTATACGCGGCTGCACAAAGTGAAGCGAAAATCAACGTTTCGAGTGGGAAACAGAAACCATTGCCCATAGACGTAAACTTATGGTAAGTTTTTACCTCACCTTTCAGTTTATAACTATGTGATCTGACGGAGTTCAATAAATCGAACCAGTCAGGTGGGAGCAAAAAGCGGCAAAGCTCTATCGAAATGCTATCACTAGCACTAGATAAATCGATTGTCGCCCATGCATCATCGTCTAAATGTCTCAGGGAGCCCTCACGGGCAAGAACCTGATTCGGACGCTGATCTGACAGATCGATACCGACCCTCTTTAAGCGTTTCCGCATAAAAGAGTCGATACCCTTCTGGAGATACCCGTTAAGCAATGGCTCGACAGCAATGGTTCTATGAACATTTACTGTCTTGGGTACGAACGCTATATTGTTATAGTCGATTATGCGGGCTCTCGAGCTAAAACCTGTATTAAACAGGTTTTGGTCCAAGCAAAAGTACTGTCCACCTTCGGGCTTTGTTAAGAGCTCAAAGATATGGATATCAGTCTTCATTATCGCCTTAGCATAGTCGTAAGCACCAGGGGTCACGGTCCATTTATCGCCCAAAAGTTTCCGGGCCATATTGGTAGCATTCCCGTGAACACCCACGCTAGCGCCAGCTCCAAAGTTGCAGTCTTCAAATACGTCGGAGAGGTTTAAATCTCCTAAAACATATTTGATATACGACATGGCCATACTTAGGTCATATTCGTACGGACTTCTTACCTTACGGTAACAAGTGAAGCGCTGATTAACTCGCTTGCATTGATGCTCGCTAGCTAAAAAGATCTTCATAGCTGCTCCCTCGGGATCATTTTTCAATAAACCCTCGGGGAACGGATATTTCCGTATAACTGCAGACAATTGATGGTTCAGCCGATGCTCAGCTGGCGAGGAATACTCTGTACTCGCAATACCATCAGCGTACTTAACAAGCCCGGGCCAGTCCCCCTCAAATAAGAGGTGCTGGAGATCCGAAGCTTGCTTAGTACGAATGGAGCTCAATAACGTTGCTAAAAAGACCTGGTAATTACGCCAGGATTCTTTTTTCGCTTTGTTGTTGAACCGTTTCAGCTCTACTAACAATTTGGGTCTCATTACGAGGCCTTTCCTTTGTATGAGCTACGTAGAATAACGTAGCTCCAACGACACTCATGACAAATATAACAAATGTCATGAATAAGACGACGATGGTAGATTCTCTCACGAGAGTTCTCCTTCGGAACCAGTAATCAGCTATTTCAGCCCAGAGCCATGCTAAAAACATGACTTTTCCTAACCGGATATTACCCCGGAAAGAAGGCTTAGAAGCTGATTTGCTGGCTCTTAACGTGCGTCTTAAAGGTAGCGCTTGCAACAAACGCTCCCATGTCGTTGAGTAGAGCATCAACGTCAGCGCTGGCAGTTCCGACAGGTACTGTAACCTGAACATCGAGGATCGCATCCCAAGTAGGGGTGAGAGCTCCGGTTAGGGTATGAGTACGAGTCATCTTGGCGCTTGTTTTACCTACGCCGCTAAAGGTTGCAGTTGGCTTCGGAGCAACACAGAGCAGCCGGACAATGTCCTTAACTGATACTGTGTTATTCGCGCCAGTGTAACCGATGGCGGTACTGCCAAATGAATTGGCAGTATAGGTTTTTGCGTTGATCGTCAGGGACATAAGGGATAACCTTATCTATACTTCGTTAAAATACGGAAGCTCTCTCATTCAAAATCGAATGCGACCCAGTTGCTGTTGTATAAGTGCAACTGCGTCGGCAGCCCTATTAAAGTGATCTAGGCGGAAATCGCTTTTGAAAACCAAAGTAGGGGCTTTGAGCTCTGGGAAACGTCTCTTTGTCGCGGTCTTTTGAACACAGACCTCGGATAAAGAGCCAGACACGGTGTAATTCAAAACTTGGGCAGGCGTAACCGATATCGGACCCCCGGCAACAACTAAGTACCGGGTTTCTAATATAAAGTAACTCCCACCTAGGCTTCTTACACCGATCCGCGGAATGTTAGCGTAGATTAAATCCCCTACGTTAGCAAACCAATCCAGCACGAACGATAGATGGGTGAGTTCCCACCCCAACCCGACAGCATTCTTGAACGTAAGTCCAAGTTTGTTGTAAGGGGTCGGTACGTATTCCTCGTGATATACAGCCTGCACACTAAATAAATGTGTAAGCTGACGAGTTATATCGTAAACCAAAGATCCGGCTGTCAAACCGAAGTTGTCATGAGCTGAACCATTCAAACTACCCTTAGAACGAGTAGTATGAACGATAGGCTTTTTGTCAAAGTCGGTGCGGATTACCTTCAACGCAGCCTTGATGTCGCTTATAATAGGCGACAAACCGTAGCGAAACGCTAACCATTCGGAGGCAAGGAGAGAAAAGTATTGATTACCTTTCTTACCAAGCTGTTTTCCCGCTGCAAGATACTGACCAATATTTTTAGCATTGGCTTTCTCTTGCCTGCGCCGAAGCTTCTGGAGCAATTTGTAGTTCCTTCGTCCCTGAAACTCACGGACGAAAGTATACATTTTGACCAGATGCTCAGCGATCATTGCATACGCTTTGTCGAGTTCAGCCAATGATTCAATATAATTGGCTTCACCCTCTCCACGTTTTGCAAGACAGGAAGTATTAACTTCTCCGATGAGTGATTGCTGTTGTTCAGATGTTAACGGGGAGTTCATCCCTGAAAACAAACTGTACACCTTGCACCAATACCCTAGCCACTGTCCAGAATATTCTGATTGACTCAGAAGATTAGGAGCAGTGCACGTATACCCGGTTAAAGGCGTTGGCGAAGTAGTGAAACGCGACGAACCCGTTTGGGTCCGTTCTGTCTCATAACTCCGAAAGTCATTGGAACCAATCCATTGACCTTTCGCCCTTAACTTATGGTACCCACGGACTACATTATCCCACGTACTTTTGGTTTTACCAAAATAAGGATCAGATGTCGCCAACAGCCCAATCGGTCCCCAAGTGCGATTAGCACAAGAGACCGGGAAGGCACGGAGGTAGATTTTTGAAACCTCATTAAGGGAACCTTGAGTACGTTGACGTGTATAGTCCATGGAGGGAGCTCATAAGTGGTTGAAGGAATTTACCTACTCTGTTTTTCTCACCAGAGTAAGTGAGGGAAAACCCTCAGACATCTGATCCTGATCCTTGCTTGGGGATACCGAAATAGTATCTTCTAGCGGGCGCTTGATCGTATCGTCGAATGCCATAGTAACGTCCAGCTCTTCCTCGTTATTCGATTCGATGGTGATAGTTAAATCACTATCTTTCGAAAACTTGAAAGGGATGACCGTCATAAGACATTCGTCGTCGTTCAAACCTTCAGTTACCATCGTTAAACAATGGTCATTCATGGTTAAAACGACACGATACATATCAAGCTCCTTGGATTAGG